GGTAAGCCGGGTCAGTGGTCGGCAAGAAAAGCCCAAATGCTTGCGGTGGCTTATAAAAAAGCTGGTGGTGGGTACAAGACCCGAAAGGCTTGACCTATAGATGGCTGCAAAACTAAACGAGAATACAGAAGTTGCACTACCCCTTCGCAACATCATCAGTATGGTTGCTGCAGCATCACTTGCAACATGGGCATACTTTGGTATTATAGAACGGCTTAATACTATAGAGACTAACATCACTATGATGAAGTCTAATGTAGACCACAACACAGAGTTTCGTATTAAGTGGCCTCGTGGTGAAATGGGAAGTCTACCTGCTGACTCTGAGCAGTTTATGTTAATAGAACACCTCGCTGACCAGTTAGATGAATTAACATCACAAATAGATGAAGGTCGTGCGCCACATGACCAACAGCAAAAATTAACATTGGAGTTCTATGAAAAGCGTATTGCTGCCATAGAAACACGTATCGAGAAAATGACAAATGGTCACTGAAACAATAACATTAATATTATATCTTTCAGGGCATGTTGCAGAGCATACACCATTTGAGCAAATATCTAAATGCTTAAAAGCAAAACGTACAATAGAAAGAAACTTGTATAAAGATACTGGAACTGTGCGATATTCTTGTGAAAATAAAACAGTTGAAATAGACAAAGGACCAGACGGTAAAACTTATATCGTAAAAATTGTGGAGTAGCAAATGTTAGCAGAAATACTTGCAGCTAATGCAGCATTTGCCGCCATCAAGACAGCAATTAAAAATGGTAAAGAAATTGCTGATGTTGCTTCACAAGTAGGTAAGTATGTAAATGCTACTGAAGATTTACGCAGAAGAGGTGAAAAGAAAAGACGGGGTGCTGGTGGTGCAGACTTAGAGGAGTTTATGCATCTTGAAAAATTAAAACAGCAAGAAGAAGAATTAAAGCAGCTTATGATATATACAGGCAGACCCGGACTTTGGTTTGATTGGATAAAATTTCAAGCACAGGCACGTAAGGATAGACTAGCTGCAGCAGAGGCACGTAGACGTAAAATGCAAAAATGGATTGAGATAAGCACAATAGCTATACTTGGCATAATAGGTTTATTTGGTTTTGCTATTTTAGTTGCATGGGCATTTTATCTGAAAGGTTTATGATGGCACTTAAAAAATCTCAAAAGAGTTTAAAAGATTGGGGTAAGCAGAAGTGGAGAACCAAAAGTGGCAAACCGTCCAGTGAAACTGGTGAACGGTATTTACCGACAGCAGCTATCAAAGCGTTATCCCCGCAAGAGTATGCAGCAACAACCCGTGCTAAAAGAAAAGGAACTCGTGCTGGTAAGCAGTTCGTCAGACAGCCTAAAGCGATATCAAAGAAAACCGCTAAATTCAGAAGGGGTGCATAATGTTAGCTGCACTGATAGGACCGATAAGTAATATTGCTTCTACGTGGCTTGAGGGCAAGGTAGAAGAAAAGAAAGCACAGTCAGCTACTAAAGTAGCAAAGGCCCAAGCTGAAGCTGTGGTGATGCAGAAAAAAGCTACGGGTGAAATTGATTGGGACTTGGAGATGGCTCGTGCTTCATCATCAAGTTGGAAAGACGAGTGGCTGGTAATTTTATTTAGTATTCCGTTAATATTAGCCTTCATACCCGGCATGGAAGGTGTAGTGCAAAATGGATTTGAACAACTCAACAAGATGCCTGAGTGGTATCAATATTCCTTGGGAGTTATCGTTGCCGCTTCTTTTGGAGTTCGTAGCGCAACTAAATTCTTCGGAAAAAATAAATAATGATAAATAAAAAAGTGTTAATGAGTTCACAAAGAAGATTAGCTTTGGGAACAATTAGACGTAAACCAACTCCTGCAAACAGTACATCACAAAAAGCAAGAGCAGCTATACGTAAAAAATTGCGTCCTTCAATTTTATTGAGAAGAAAAAATAATGGTTGATTGGTGGAAACGATGGCTGCAATTTAATGTTACAGCCAAACTAACTATGATTGCTTCTGTTGCAATGTCGTGGCGTTGTGCAGAATGGTTTATGAATTTAGAAGACCCTACAACACAACAGTCAGCATTCGTATCTGTTATAATGGGTGTCATGACAGGTGTGTATGGTATCTATCTAGGTAGAGAATCAAGGGGCAGTAAATGAAATATATTCGTACACACTTAATCAAACAGCTTGTCCAGAGTGAAGGTTTGCGTCTTCAGGTATATCAAGATACTTTAGGTATTGACACAATAGGTGTGGGCAGAAATCTTGAAGACAGAGGCATTACTAAAGAAGAACTTGACACTTTGGATTTTCCAAACATAGAAGCAGTGTATGAGCATGGCATTACTGAGACTGACGCTGCATATCTATTAGAGAATGACGTGCAGATAGTCGAAGAAGAACTGTTAAAAGCGCACCCTTGCGTAGCAGATTTAGACGCTGTACGTCAGCTTGTACTTGTAGACATGGCATTTAATATGGGTGTGCCAAGACTGTGTAAGTTTAAAAAAATGTGGGCTGCTGTATACGAGGGAGACTTTCCTACTGCATCACGTGAAATGTTAGATAGCCGTTGGGCTGTGCAGGTAAAAGGACGTAGCCATAAGTTAGCACATGCTATGCATCATGGGGAGTTAAAATAATGGGCGATTCATTAGCACAACAAATAGGATTTACTAAAAAGAAAGAAGATAAACCTTCTGGGGCAAAACCAAAACCTTATCCTGATAATGCACCCGCAAGGTTAAAAGCTAACTACGCAAAGAAGTATACAAATAAGGATAAGTTTTTAGGATTTAAAGTAATAGATAAACTTAAAAAGTTGTTAGACTAATGGCTAGAGAACTAAACGAAAGACAACAGAAGTTTCTGGAAGTCCTCTTTGAAGAGGCTGGCGGTGACGTAGTTGCCGCTAAGAAACTAGCAGGGTATTCAGAGACTACTGCTACAACTGCAATTGTAAAAGGTCTCAAAGAAGAGATACTAGAAGCAACGCAGATGTACATGGCACGTAATGCACCTAAAGCTGCTATGGCTGTAACAGGCGCACTATACGACCCAACTGAACTTGGTATTCGTGATAAGATGGCAGCAGCAAAAGAACTGCTTGACCGTACAGGTTTAATTAAAACAGAAAAGGTGCAGGTAGAAGCAGCAGGTGGTGTTATGCTTATGCCAGCTAAAGCTAAAGTAGAGGACGATGACTAATGAGTAATCGCACTAAAAAACCTAAAACAAAAGCACAAACTAGACACGCATCAATAGCTAAAGATACTAAAATTAAAACTGCTCAAATGAAAATTGACCAGTTAAACGCTATAAAACCAAAAAATTTAAATGCTGAAGATGTAAAAATAAGAAAGGCACTTTTACAACAACAAAAAGAAATAATAAAAGGTTTAACAAAAACACCAGCGAAAGAACTAGCAAAAAAATATGCGTTACGTTCTGTACCAGTTGTAGGAAGTTTTTTAGCCGCTTTTAAACCAAAACCAGCAGGACAAGGTTCAGCGTTAACTGGTCCGGGTTCAAAAAGAAACAAATGACTAGAACAGCAGGGCGTTGGAAGTTACCACAGCCAACAGACATTAAAGAAGAAAACGAATGGGTACAGATACCACGCATTGCACGTACTGTACCATTTGGTTACAAGCAAAATGAAGAAGACCCCGACATTCTTGACCCCATTCCAACTGAGTTGGATTTGCTTGAAAAGGCCAGAGCGTATACAAATCAATACAGCTATCGTGAAGTAGCTAACTGGCTGAGTACAAATAGCGGTAGATACATATCGCATGTAGGATTAAGAAAGCGGTTACAACATGAGCGAAAGCGTAAGAACCAAGCTAAAAGCATCCGCCAGTGGGCAGAGTATGCGGAAAAGGCAATCGCCAAAGCGCAAGAAATCGAAGAAGCAAGAACAGGCGCAAAAGCCGCAGGTTAATATACAGGATATTGAATACGAAACAGAAGCAGTTGAAGAACATGCTAATGTACTATTCAAACCCAACCCCGGCCCACAGACAGACTTTCTTGCAGCGAGTGAACGTGAGGTTCTTTACGGTGGTTCAGCAGGTGGTGGTAAATCATATGCTATGCTTGCAGACCCGCTTCGCTACATGGGGCATCCACAGTTTAGTGGTTTGCTGCTCCGACATACTACGGAAGAGTTACGTGAACTAATATTTAAATCACAGGAACTCTATCCAAAAATCTGGCCCGGAATAAAATGGTCAGAAAGAAAGATGCAGTGGACTGCGCCATCTGGTGCGAGGTTGTGGATGTCATACCTTGACAGAGATGAAGATGTCCTGCGTTATCAGGGTCTAGCTTTTAGCTGGATAGGCTTTGACGAACTAACACAATGGGGAAACCCGTATGCATGGAACTACATGCGAAGTCGTCTACGGTCCACTGCCCCTGACTTGCCTATCTTTATGAGGGCAACTACAAACCCCGGTGGAAGAGGACATCACTGGGTAAAGAAAATGTTTATTGACCCAGCACCATACAATAAGGCATACGATGCGACAGATATTGAAACGGGTGAAATTCTCAGGTATCCAGCAGGGCATAGCAAAGCTGGCAGACCTTTATTTAAACGTAGGTTCATTCCTGCTAGGTTATCTGACAATCCC